GAGAAGCATTAGCGGTACTATTAGGTAAATATTGTGTAGCTAATGGATAATCAAATATATCTTTATCTGCCCATGTAGTTCTATCCAAAGATCCAATAGTCCAAACATTTTCTCTGTAGTTATATGTTACTACGCTATCAATATAATTAGAATTAGCAGATGGATAAAACCAACTTATTTCTGCAAATTTAGAATTAGAACCTGCATATAAAATATTAGAAGCTGCTCCTAAATTAATATTACTAAATACGTAGTCTTGAACAGAACAAGGTATTTGTTTAACAACCCCGTCAAACATATAAAAAGCATTTGTAGACATCCAGAATACAACGTTCTGTGCTTCTATTCCGCAATGAGGAGATATAGCACCGCAATTAGATCCAATTTGTGAAAATCCAAATGTATAAGGAGGACCAACATACTGCATAGAATGAGCAGATATATTTGTTAAAATTAGAATATTACCTCTGGTAGGTACCGCTGTAAGTATAGCATTACCATGTGATAATCTTTGGAATCCTGCAGTATTAACTGCTGTTGGTATATAATCTGTGTATGATTCTTGAGATGAAAATAACACAGTCATAGGATCATAAGTTGTAGTTGTTCCTGGTGTTGTCTGTGTTCCAAAAAATACAACACTTCTATTAATAGCATCTACAGTCATAAAATTAGCACGAGTGGGAGCTTGAGTAATTAATGTTGCTTGAGTATTAGAAAGACTATTTAAAAAATTAACTGTATTTAAATAATAACTAGATCCACCAACAATAGTTGCAATTAAATCTTGTCCGAAGTTATCTAGTTTCCATATTCTTGTATCTTGTGTTTTAACTGAATCTGTTCTTGGCGTGTCCCAAGTTAAAGCACCCCATGTCATGGCTCCCCAACCATTACCAAATTGACTTGATGCAACACCTGCTGTTATTTGAAAAGCAGCTCCTGCTGCAGATCCTGAAGTCGTAACTGTTCCAGGTGTTCCTAAAGTACCTAAATTAATTTTAAAATTATTAGTATTAACAGTTGCATAAACTTGAAACTGAGATGCCATTGAAGTGTTGTTAATTGCAGTATTAGAAACACTTACTCCAGATACCGTTGAAAAAGTAACAAAGTCTCCAGCTTGAACACCACTTGCTGTTGCAAGCACGTTAACTATTGTAGTAGCTGATGTCATTGTAAACACCGCTGGAATAGTAGTCGATAATGGAGTTACATCATAAAAGTAGTTATTATAAAGAACGTAAAGTTTATTATTAGTTCCTACAGCACATAATGAAGTTCCGTCATTAGCTGTATAGGTATGAATATCTGTGGCATTACCTATAAGATTATAATTAGAGGCTGATTGCCATCCACCTATCTTTTCAGGTACTCCATACCTAAATCTAACGTTATCTGAATCAATCCAACCCCCTTGCGCACCATAAGCTGTATCTTGCTTATTAATACCAGGACGTGGAAATTGTAATTTTGTTATTGGCATAAAATACCATTATACCTAACTTTTTGTTAAATACTATGAAAAGTTCTTATTATCAAAAAACGGGCAAGAGCTCTTTTTTTGCTTATTCTCTTGCTTACTTCTACCTAATTTATAGCCCATAAAGAATGCAAAAGCTATAAATAATAAAACAAGTAATGTGTGCCAAATGTAAAACATAATTATATTTTTTTAATGCTGTTATTTATCAATTCTTTTGGGAAAGCTTGTATATTAAAATGTATAAATCTAAAAGGTTCTATTCCAGAATCTACAGTAAATTCATGTCCTAAATATGAATTAAAAAATATAAAAGTACCTGGACTGGGTTTAAAATGTATTTTTTCGGAAGCATCTGTTATTTGATTAATATCTTTTTCAGGTAATTGAATCATCATTTTTCCTGGTCTAGGATCAGAGAAAACAGGGTAAGAAGTATTTTTTGAACATTTTAAAAAATAAAAACCAGATATATGCCCATTCCAATGAGAATGAATACTATGGTTACCACCACCTTCTTTTGAAAATTCTTGAACCCATAATTCCCTAACCGACAATAAATAATCTTTTAAATCATATCCTTGTTCATCTAAAATTGAATAAGATTTTTTACATATAAATTCATTAAATTTAAAAAAATCAATATCATTTGTCAAAGGTTCTGAATGATGTACTAAACCAAAATCTTTACCGTTAATAAATTTTATTTTATTTTTTTGTATTGCTTGATTAATATATTTATCAGAAATTTTATCTAAATTATTTAAAAAAGAAGTATCTTCTTCTGTATATATATTATTTATGAAAAAAGAATATTTCATTTAGCTTTTACTTCGGTACTACTGACTGTAGTTTTATTTGTAGTTCTTTATTAAATTTCATATTCCAATCAGAAACTATTTTAACTAAATGATTTCCAAAATGTCTTAAATCTTCATCCGATAAATGAAGTTTTCCTTTTTTAAAAAGCAATAATCTTTCTTTCCAAGAAAATATTATGTCACAAGATCCATTTTCGTATTGTTTAAATATCATAATTATTTTAGTTTAGGTCCTTTTAAAAATAAAGCAAGAGTTCTTCTTTCTCCCTTTAAAACAGGTGTTACTTTATGATTTAAAAAAGATTTAAATATAACAACATTTCCTGGAAAATTTAATGATTTTATTTCATGTTCATTTCCATAATTAAATATTTTAAAATCTCCACCAGAGTATTCTTTAATAGATAGATTAATTAAAATAGTTAATTTTATATCATAAACATCATTAATAGAACCGTCAATATGCCAATTATAATGAGAAAGATTTTCATGTGAATAAATATTTAAATTACAAAAATCTACATCATTTATTGGATAAATATCAAAACCAAAATTTTCTTGATTTGTTAAATATATACTTTGTTCAAAATCATGTAATAAATGTTTAATTTTTTTCCATCTAATTTGTTTAACTTGAGCAAGTTTTATTCTTTGATCATTAGTTGTCGCTTCAAATTCTTTGTTTTCAAAACATTCAAAATTATTTTCAATAAAAAAATTAAGTTCTTCAATTTGTTCTTTATTAAAAATATTATCAAAATACCAATAATCTAATTTCATTTATTCATTCCATATAAAGGTCTCTTATCTTTAGACCATTCTGCATTAATACCGTTTTTATCTACATAGTGTAAAAAAGTTTGTGCATGCCAATCCCCTTTAAATTCTTCTCTCCAATGCACTAATTCACACCCTAGATATATAACAGCATCCCCTGGTTGCAATTCAATTTCATCTCCTTCCATGAAAATAGGCCATTTAGTTCCATCAGAACCTATCATAACCGTGACACTTATTTCACAAGAAGGTCTGTCTCTATGTTTTTTTAAATCAGCATTTACAGTATACATTCTCCAAAAAGCATACGTACATAATAATTCTAATCCAGTTTCTTTTTGCATTAAATCTAATTTATTAACCATTAAAGATTCCATTAATGGGTCTCCATAAAAATATGTATCACCATTATCGTTTTGATTAAAATCAAAAGAATTTGTATTTAATCTATGTCTTATTCTACAATAATCTTTTAATAATTTAATTTCTTCTGTTGTTAAAAAATTTTTAACTAATTTATATTTAAAATCTTTTTTAATTATCATAAGTCTTCATAAAACCATTAATTGTTAATCTTCCATTTTCTTCATTATCTCCAAAATGTCCATAACCTTTATGTAGATATTTACTATCATATATAACAAATCTATTTTGAACATATTTAACATCTGCTACTATTTCTTTTTTATCATTATAAATATAAGTTCCAGAATTTAAATTATCTCCGTTTAAATAGATTAAAAAAGAATAGTTATCATTATCATTATGAATCCAATCTTTATTAAAATCTTCTTCTCTTCTTAAATGAACATACATATTTAATGAATATTTTTTTAAAAAATTTACTTTTTCTAAATTTTGTACTACAAAATGAAATAAAAAAGGACTACAAGAATCTAATCTTTCACTTCTTTTTCCAGGCCAAGTTTCTTTTCGATTAAACTTTAAATTAAATTCTTCTTGATTATAAGTAGTGATTTTTTGTATTTCTTTTAAATACAAATTTAAATTAGGCAAAAAATTATCTATTATTAAAATTTTTTTCATATTAAAAATAATTAAAATTAATCACTATCCTTCTATTTACATCTGTTTGGCTTACTGCGCAGTGTTTTATTCTAGAATCAAAAATTAACATTTTATTTTCTTCACAATTTATTTTAATATTTTCAACGTCATCAAGTAAGGTATATCCATTACATGTATTCATATATAGTATAGCTGTTTTACATTTAAAATTTCTGTCTATATGAAAATTTGATTTAAAAATATTTTCTTGTTTTAAAAGTAAATTTGCCCTAGCTTCAATTAATGCTATTACATTTAATTTTTTTAATATAGGTAATATTTCATCAAATAAAGGAGAACATGCCATATGTTTATTATAAAAACAATGATTAAAAAAATAATTATCATCGGTTGTTTGATGATTTTTAAAAAACCAAGAAATTTGTTCTGAAAATAAAATTGTTTTTAATTTATCAAATAAATTTTTTTCTAAAAAATTATTTATTATTTCATAATTTAAAGTGCCCATGCCACTACTGAATACCTTGTTCCTTTCGTTACTGGTTTAACTGTATGAGGATATAAAAAATTACTCGGCCAAATAATCATTCTATTTGGTTTAACTTCTATTTCCCATTCATTTGTTCCATCAGGATCTCTAAAACAAAGATTACCTCCTTCATAATCATTATTTAATAATAAAATACAACTCATTGTTCTTGGAATATCTGCAAAATGATCTGTATGCCAAGTATAAAAACCAGTATCTTCATATTTTAAAATAGAAATATCGTTTATGTATCTATAATCGTAATCAAGTATATTTAAATCATTTTTATATTTTTTTAAAAACATATTAAAATAAAAAAACAATAAATTATACCAATGGACCACACTCATTTTTTCTGATAAATTTGATAAGTTTGATACATATGTCCTTCTTACATTAAAATTTGTCATCAATTCTTTTTCTGCTCCAATTTGTGCTTCTTTAAATTCGGTTTTATTTGCAAAACGAATTAAATTGCTTAGCGCATTTAAAGGCAATACTTCGTCATATATTTTTATAAATTTTTTTATTTCCATGATTTTTTACTCCAAAATTTATCTTTATAAATATTTAACACTTTTAATCCGTATGAAAATTTAGAAATCTGTATTTCTTTTTGTTTTCTTGGTTTTAAAGACATTGACCAGGAATCTCTTTTAAAAGGTAATATTTGAGCATAGGGTGTTCCTTTTTTAATAGTATCTTCTAATACTGGATATTTATCTCCATTAATAACTATTGGAAAATTAATTTCCATTGGAAAAGCATCAGTATCTACAATACCAGGTAAAATTGAAAATCTATCATCATGATTATTTAAAGGAGGTACAAATAAACAAGAATACCCTTTTGGTGTTTTTATTTTCCATGGATTTAATATTTTATAAAAAGGTAAATTTTTATTTTTTTCTATAAGAGGGGAACCTTCTAATTGTTTTATTGAGTGAGTGTCTACGCCAGAATTTAAATTTAAACTTTTTTCATGTGCAAATTGATACATACCATGTAGACCAAATGTTTGAAAAGAATCTTTAAATGTATTTCCTTTATCATCTTTATTATCAATATTATGTCTTATATGAAAGTCTTGCGGCATTTTTAATACATAACCTGAAGTTAATGTATCTAAAAAAGGCATACACCCTTTTACAGTAAATTTTCCAACACTGTGCTCTAATTTTTTATACCATTCAGGTATATTTAATTTTATAGGAGTAGGATAATCTTCTTTTAATGCAAAATAATCTTCATGTGCACTAAATTCTATAACTTTCTTAAACATGTTAATTAATTAACAAATTTTATGGTAATTGTAAAGGATTTAAAGAAGGTTTATTTTGTTGATTAAAATATTGTTCTAATGACATATTTAATGGGTATGTAATAGAATTTAAATCTAAACTAGATAATTGTTTTCTATAATCATTCCATTTTTGAAAATGAATATCGTTTTTATTATTATCTAAAAAATGATTTATTTGAATTTTAACAATATCTATATAAGAAGATAACTCTGGTTTATCAGCAAAATTTACGCTAGTGTCTGAGTAAATAACAGTATTTCCATCAAGTTTATTTACTAATTTTGTTTGATATTTAACAGCATCAAAATCAGACTGTGAAACTTCAATTGTTTTAAAATGCTCATCGTCAATATTTAAATTATCTAAATCAATTTGATTTTCAGCAATTTTGCTTAAATCATTAGAAATTTTTAAAAATATAAAATAAGCCATTTTTAAGTACCCGTATTTTCAAATACAGCAATCACACCTGGATAAGCAGGGCTACCTTGAATCGGTCCGCTTGAAGTTGTACCACCGCCACCTTGTCCCCATAAATAACCAAATATAAACCTTCTATCATATCCAGTATAATATGATCCAGGTTGATTACCTGGTGTTACGTTAGGTGAACAACCTGCATTAGCAGTTCCTACATTCGTAAGATTTGTAGGGCCTCCTGGAGTTCCTCCTCCACCATTTCTTTGTGGACCTCCTTGATAACCTACTGTGTATGGTTGAGAAAAAGGCTTTGATGGTGATGATATCGGATAATTCCAAAAACCATATCCACCACTTGCACTACCACAATATCCACCACCTGATCCACCCGCAGACATATAAACACCCAATCTATTTGCCGCAGGGTTTGCTGTATATGTTCCAGTAGATGGTCCAGATGCAAAAAGATTAGGAATTGCCATTCCAGCACCACCTGACCCAGAAGATGCTGATGTAATACGACCGTCTGATCCTACTGTGATACTAGCTGCAGTATAAGATCCTGAAGTAACACCTGTTGGAACTAATGATGCTGAAGTTACAACAGAAGTTGCAGTGATTGTAGAGTAAATAGTAATTGAAGTAACTTTTAATGTAGTTACGTTTGCAGTATTAATATTTGCTGTTGAAATATTATCAGTTGTAACAGTTAAATTTAATGCAGTAGCAGTTTGAATTGCAAGAGTTGTTCCATTAAACGTTAAATTTGTAGAACCTGCTAATGCACCAGCATTGTTATATTGAACAGCATTAGTTGTTCCACCAATAGATAATCCAGCT